TGTTGCTTCTGTCTGGGGGCATCAGTGCCTTTGCCCTGGCGATCTCCATTGCGGCTTCCTTCTTCTATGGCGGCCCCAAAGACGACGAGTTGCTTTGGTTCGCTGTGGCAAGCGCAGCCGCTGTTCTCGGTTGGCACGAGCTGCGAGCGGGCAGCAAGTTCAACGAAGAGACGGACTGAGGCTAGGTCGAAAGTTCTCATGCCTCTATTTTTTGTCCGCGTCCAACTGGTTATGCAACTGGTTAGACCTTTTGTTTTCACTATCAGCGAGTAAGCCGGATGGACCAGATTGAGTTTCCTCTAATGGGCCGGCTTGACGCCCCCAGTGTCGCACCTCAGCAGTGGGTGAAGGCAGCGAAGAACTACAGAGAGGCTGTGCGCCTTTGCTGGCGTCTGCGCCGGGTGGCCTACATGACACGGCAGCAGCTCGCAGCAGAAGCCGACCTGTACCCGCAGCACGTCACCGACTACCTGCACGAGGACGACAAGCCCTCGCGTCGGGATCTGCCCGCCAGCGCCGTCGCCCGCTTTGAGGCGGTTGTCGGCAACACCCTGATTTCCCAGTGGCTCGCCGCGCAGTCGAAATTGACCGTGCTGGAGGAACTCACTGCAACGAGGGCCTTCGCATGAACGCGTTCCATTGGCGCTCGGAGCCGAGCCAGATCATCGAAGCCCTGAAGCCTTCACCCATGGCCCGGCCGAACCTTGCACCGAAGCGCATGCACATCTACGCCGAGGTCACGTCGATCGACGCCAGCAGGGAAGCCGAGATCGCCCAAGTCAATCAAGAGGTCGAGCGGCATTTCAGCCTGGCTCAGACCGCTCCTACGGATGCCCTGAAGGCCATCCATCGCGATGAAGCCCGCAAGCTGGCTGCACGAGTCAAGGCACTCGTTGCGGCACGTCCTGCGGCCTATGTGGCCTACCTGGAACAGCAGCGGGGTATCTAAGAGTGGCTGGCGACTGGATCAAGATGCGCAATGACCTGCCGAACGATCCGGCAGTCTACAAACTGTCCTCGATTACCAATCTCGATCGTCTGGCAGTGGTGGGGCGGCTGTACGCATTCTGGTCCTGGGCAGACAAGCATGCTGTAGACGGTCGTGTAGACGGTGCAACGTCTCTGGTGGTAGACGACATCACGAGACACGATGGTTTCGCTGATGCGCTCGCTTCTGTGAAGTGGCTTGAGATCGGCGATGACTACGTGGGCATTCCGAACCATGACCGCCATAACGGCGAGTCTGCAAAGGAAAGAGGCCTCAAAAACGCTCGCCAGGCACGTTGGAGGGACGGAAAAGCCAAGGCACCGTCTACCGATGTAGACGCAGCACCGTCTACAGAAGCGTCTACCAGAGAAGAGAAGAGAAGAGAAGAGAAGAAAGAAGACAAGGCGGCTGCGCCTTCCTTTGTTCTGCCTGACTGGATTCCTGCCGAAGCATGGGCGGGCTATGTCGAGATGCGGAGCAAGAAGAAGGGCGGCGCGATGACCATTCGTGCTCGCAACCTCAAGGTTGCTGAGCTGCAGAAGTTCAAGGATGCCGGGCACGACCTCGGCGCGATCCTCGACAAGTCCACAGCGAACGGCTGGACCGACATCTACGAGCCGAAGGGCAATCCTTCTGCCAAGCAGGAGTCCTACGTATGACCGGCGACAAGGCCCTGAAGGAACTGCGCCGGCTGCATCGCATCCCGCGCTGCGTGTGGATCACCGACAGCGACGACCAATACGCCAAGGAGACCGCGCTGACGTGGTGCGACCACCGGAACGTTTTCGACCGTGAGTTTCACGCCCACATCCGGGTTGAGGCGCACGACATGCCGGAAGCCTTGGACCTCCGCTGTGTCGTCGGCCTGGAATGCCACCTCTCTGGCGACCGGAGCGCATCGCGCAACCGCCGCCTTTACCAAGCCCTGATCGAAGCCAACGCCGCAAAGGTGGTGATGGTGGCTGACGGGGAAGTTTTGATCCACGACAAGGCCACGCAATGAAGATGCCTGATTTTGAACACGCGATCATCCGAGAGGACCAGATCGACTTCGCCCTGTACGAGCACGAGACGGAGGCCAAGCAGAAGGTCAAGCCGGCCTCGATGTGGATTCAGGAGCTGATCGACCGGCTTCGCGATCCCGTCAAGCAGCCTCGGGCGCTGATGCCCTGGAGGAAGACCCACAAGCTCATGCAGTTCCGTCCGGGGGAGGTGACGGTGTGGGGTGGTGCGAACGGGAGCGGCAAGAGCCTCGTCACCGGTCAGATCGCGCTGAGCCTCTGCACCCAAGGCGAAAAGGTCTGCGTCGCCTCATTCGAGATGAAGCCGCTCAAGTCCCTGGAGCGGATGGGCCGGCAGTGGAGCACGTTCAATTCCGAAGATGCGGCGTTCCGTGGCGACCCCAAGGCCATTGACCAGTTCGTTGACGTGTACGAGCAGTTCCGGGATTGGACGATCAACAAGCTCTGGTTCTATGACCAGCAGGGGACGGTAACGGCTGGGCAGGTCTGCGCGGTGGTGCGGTATTGCGTGAAGGAGCGGGGGATTACCCATTTCTTCATCGACAGCCTGATGAAGTGCGTTGCTTCGGAGGACGACTACAACGGCCAGAAGAACTTCGTTGACGAGCTGACCGCGATTGCTCGGGACCACAACATCCACATCCACCTTATCCACCACATCCGCAAGCCGGACAGCGAGGACAAGAAGCCCAGCAAGTACGACTACAAGGGCACCGGAGCGATCACTGACCAGGTGGACAACGTTATCAGCGTGTGGCGCAACAAGGTCAAGGAGAAGGCCAAGGCTGCCGGAAAGAACGTTGGCCCGATGGACCCGGACGCCATGCTCATCTGCGACAAGCAGCGCAATGGTGAGTGGGAAGGAAACATCGGCCTGTGGTTCGACGCGAACAGTCAGCAGTACCTCGCGGCTGAAGGTGACGAGCCGATGAGCCTCTACGTGCATCCGGAGGACTGATGACGCGAGTAGACATCGGAGACGCGACCCTGTACCTCGGGGATTGCATGGAAGTCCTGCCTACGCTGGGCAAGGTGGATGCGGTGATTACCGACCCTCCGTATGGGATAGATGTCGGCTCTATGGGGATGGGCAAGGGGAAAAAGGCTTCGGGCTTTTCGTCTTTCTCTTGGGACGCCTGCGCGCCAGCACCGGCCGTCATTCAATCGATTCGGGAAAAGGCCAGCCTGTCCATCATCTGGGGCGGGAACTACTTCCATATGCCCCCCTCTGGGTGCTGGCTCGCTTGGGACAAGGTTCAGCAGTTCTCAGGGGCCGATCTTGAATTGGCTTGGACAAACATGAGCAAGCCCATCAAGGCCTTCAGGATGTCTAGGGTTGAGGCTTACGGATCGCTTGACAAGCAGCATCCGACGCAAAAGCCGCTAGCTCTCATGAAGTGGTGCATTGATCAAGCCGGTCTGCCTGAGACGATTCTTGACCCATTCATGGGCTCAGGAACCACCGGAGTAGCTGCGGTTCAGATGGGCCGCAAGTTCATCGGCATCGAGCGTGATCCTGCCTACTTTGAGATTGCTTGCAAGCGCATCGAACAGGCATACGCCCAAGGCCAGCTATTCGCCGCTGAGCAGCCCAAGGCCGTGCAGGAGGCTTTGCTGTGAGCTACGGGTGCTTCGACCGCGCGCCTTACCTGACCAGCATGCCTGTGGCGGACGGCCACTTTATGGACGGCTACACCCGCACCCCTCGCATGGTGGCGATGCCGTTCCGTATGTCCAAGGACTGCAACTACACGACTACGGAACTCGGCCAGAAAGACGAGAAATGCCATGGATGCAAGTGGAAGGCTGGCGCCGGAACTGGCGTGGCTACTGGACCTATGCCGCTCGGGGACGGGGTGGCAGGAGTACGCGAGATGGAAGGCGAATCATCTGGCGACCAAGGACCCGGTGACGTGGAACGAGCTTCCGCTGTTGCTGAGCAACGAAGTGCGCTTGAGAAAACATGGCCCGGCGCGGCCCTCTACCAACCAACCGAGGAGAACAAATGACGCCGTTTCAGATTGAAATGATGCTGCACATCTATTCGATTGCCGAGCCGATCCCAAACCTCAGGTACGAAGGGGCGCAGCGAGAAGCCATCAATTGGTTTCTTGCTGAAAAACTCATAGAGGTTGCTGGGGATCGGGCGAGTGGCTATGAACTTGCGCCGCGAGGTGAGGCATATGTGCGGTTCCTGACATCCATGCCGCTTCCGGTCGCGAACTGGGTCATCCCAGGTCCATGGCTGCCCTCTGAGCCATCAAGGAGTGAATGATGTTCAACGTCCTTAAGCCAACCTACATCCCCATTGGTGACTGGTTCGCGGTCAAGTGGCAAGTCATCGGCCAGGCATCGAGCATGGAGGAGGCCAAGAGCCTCTATGGCGGTAGCCCAGTTCTGGAATGGGTGAAGGAATGAAGCCCGCCCAACGGACCTATCTCCTGATCGAGGTAGAGCACAAGAAGGAAGTCCCCGACCTGACCGACAAGGTAGCAGGCAGGGCCTACACGCTTGCAGGGGTAGATGGTGCAACGGCCATCCTGCTGGACTCAAAGGACGCCTACTGGCTGGCGAAGTCGCAGATGGAGAAGGGCCATGGCTGAGACGCTGACCATCGAGCTCCACAACCGTCCGCAAGCATGGGCAGCGATCAAGGGGCAGTTGTTCCCCTTCCTCGCGCAAGTCCTGCAGGGTGGTCATCGGTGGGTGCTGACGGTCGGCAAGCGCAAGCGCACGGCTCCGCAGAATCGCCGGTACTGGGGGAAGGGGGTTCTCGCCCAAGTAGCCCAGCAAGCAACCGTGAACGGCCGGCTGTTCGATGCCGAGGTGTGGCACGAGCAGTTCAAGCGCCAGTTCATCGGTGTGATCGAACTTCCGAACGGTCAGGTAGCGGGCAAGAGCTCCACAGACCTGACGACCGCGGAGTTTTCCGACTTCTGCTCGCAGGTTGAGGCTTTTGCCGCGGCCGAGCTGGGCGTGACGTTCTATGACCTGGAGGCTGCATGAAGCCGCGCATTTCTCTGTCTAAGGGTTTAGCAGGCTACTTCGAGAGTATGTGGTGGTGCGTCGGGTCTGGAGCCCATGGCGTCGGATCTACGCCAAAGCTTGCCTACAAGTCATGGCTAGATCAGTTGTCAGGGATGCAAAACGCGTACCCGGGACAGTGGGTGATTCAGAACACTCTGCCTCAGCAGCCAACGTTCTGGGAAAGGTGGTTCGGATGATGTTGACCGCTGTTCGCCTCAAGGAATGCAAACAGTGCGGCTCGACGTTCAGCCCATGGAGCAGCACCCAGACCGTCTGCGGTCGTACCTGTGCTGCAAAGCTGGTGAAGGTTGAGAAGGTGGCCGAGAAGGCCAAGGACCGAGCAACCCGTGAACGCCTTAAGACCATCCCTCAACTGATAGCCGAAGCACAGAAGGAATTCAATGCATTCATCCGAGAGCGTGACAAGGAACAGCCTTGCATTTGCTGCGGCCTTCCGCTGGGAACAGGCGAAGTGGGTGGCGCGTATGACTGCGGGCACTACAGGTCAACAGGAAGTGCGGCCCATCTCCGATTTGACGAGAGGAATGCTCATGCCCAGCGCAAGGTTTGCAATCGTTGGGGTGCTGGCCGCGCTGTGGATTACCGCATGGGCCTTATCCAGCGAATTGGGCTGGAGGCTGTGGAAGCGTTGGAGTCAGACAACGACCCCGTGAAGTGGGACCGCGACACATTGCGGCAAATCAAGGTGATCTATCGCGCGAAGGTGCGCGAACTGAAGAAGAGGAACGCATGACGACCAAGACGAAAACGGTACTCGCCCGCCTTGCTGAAGGCCCCAAGACGTTCAAAGACATCGTAGATGGGCTGGACATGGACGAGACCGATATGCGCAGGCTGATCGGATACCTGCAGAAGCGCGGCTACATCGAGACCGTACCCCTGACCTACCAACTGACCAGCGCAGGGGAGAAGCGGCATGCGTTCAAGCCCAAGAGTTCCCCCCAGAAGATCGCCAGGGTTCACGCACGGAACCAAGCGATCAGAGCCAGAGAGCGGATGGACATCGCAAGCGTCAGTCATCGTCAACCCAACTCGGTGTTCGCACTGGGGCAGTTCTAAGGAGCAGGAAACATGATGAATCTATTGAAAGTTGCCGCATTGCCGGGTTCTGGAGCAGGTTGCGTGGCCCAGATGCCAGCAGAAGTGAACGAGGCAAAGAAGCCAGAACCAGTCATTCAGATGAAAGCAGCGTACTTCGAGGAAACGAAGGAGATCGACTGGACCGGCTTTGACTTCAGCGGCCTGACCGGAGGGTTTGGATGTTGATGAAGGTCAAAACCGAGGCGATCGACTTCCACGCTGTGGACCCGATCCACGCAGCCATCCACAAGCGGCTGGAGAACTGGGCTCGCTACGTTGAGGTGCACGGCGCTAGGTGGGTTAGCCCGATCTGGAAGATGGGCAAGTCTCACGGCCGGCAGTGGCACGCCCCAGAACTCAGGCCCCCGGTGGACACGCTGGATGGTCACGACATGGAGAAGGCTGTCGAGAGGCTGCCGGTCAAGCACAGGGCCGCTATCCGCTGGTGCTACGTCTACAAGGACAGCCCAGCTCGGAAGGCGAGAGAGCTTGCCGTTAGCTATGAGGGACTGATGACTCTGGTCCGCAACGGTAGGTCAATGCTCAAGAATACCGCTTGAAATTCCTGTAAGGTGGTGTATAGTCGCGCGTATTCGACCGCGCAGACGCATAAATCGAGCTTTCCGTGAGGAGGCGATGGCGCCAGCGGAGAGAATCATCACGCATGCGGACTTGCAGAACTTGGCAAATCCGGTTCGGCTCAGGTTCGCCATGGCCCAGTCCGCAGCCGTGATGGTGAAAGGGTCGTGAGCTAGTAGGTGTTGGGACGCCTTCAAGGAACGCTCAGGATTCGTTGGTAGCTCAGTCGGGTAGAGCAGCAAGCGAAACTTGTGGGTCGGGGGTTCGATTCCCTCTCAGCCACCATCAATCTACATAGCCGCTTAGATCGCAAGGTCTGGCGGCTTTTTCGTTTACGCCGGGGCGTCCTTCACCCAATACTGGCCCTCATTGCCACTAGCAGGCACGACCCCGGCACCCTTTGTCTCCTTGATCAGTCTGATGGCTGATCACCTCGCCCGCCAGGCTTAAACGTCTGAGCGGGCTTTTTCTCGAACAAGCCGGAAGGCACTCGAAAGGCCCCCATGAACGCTGAAGAAGCAAAGATCCAATGTCTCGTCATGTCTGGCGGGAATGTGGACAACGCCAAGAAGATGCTGGAGTGGATCTATCCGATCCCGGCACCGAAGGTGGTCACCAGTGACTTGCGCGCTGAGAAGGAGCTTTGCCAGGCAATGACCGTTGGCCGGATAGGTACGCCCAAGACTTTGACCGACATTGATGGGCGTCAGTGGTTCTACTCGGGAGAGGACCACGGCTGGATGCAGGTGACCTGATCATGGCTAAGGTAGGCCGTCCCATGAACAAGCTGCACCAAGCGGATGTGCGCAGCAAGATTCAGGCCAGTCAATTGATAAATCTCCTTCAGAAACATGCACTTGAGGGTGTGAAGGATTTCGACCCGACCCGCATGAAGGCGATCGAGATCCTGCTGAAGAAGTCGCTGCCTGACCTGACCAGCATTGAGCACACCGGAGAGGGTGGAGGTCCGATCGATCACAACCTCGCTGTGCAGTTCGTGGGGGTGAAGTGATCAAGCCGCGAATCTACCTGTACCGCACGGGATGGTGGAGATGCGTTTCCCCCGCGTCTCCGTATTCATACTGGGTTGCTGACGGTGGCACGCCTGAGGAGGCCTATCGTGGTTGGCTGCAGCGGCGATGAACGTTCAGCTTCCGGAGAAGCTCCAGCCGCTGTTCACCCCGAACCGGCTGAAGGTAGTACACGGTGGGCGTGGGTCAGGGAAATCCTGGGGGTTCGCCCGAGCATTGCTCATCCTGTCGGCCCAGAAGCAACTGCGGGTGCTGTGTGCCCGGGAAGTACAGAAGTCGATCAAGGACTCAGTACACCGGCTGCTGAATGACCAGATCCAGGCGATGGGCCTGGGTGCTTTCTTCGACGTTCTGGAGACAGAGATTCGAGGAAAGAACGGTTCGCTGTTCCTGTTCGCTGGTCTTGCTCAGCACACGGTGGAGTCGATCAAGTCCTTTGAGGGCTGCGACATCTGCTGGATTGAGGAAGCGCAGACGGTCACCAAGAGGTCGTGGGACATCCTGACGCCGACCATTCGCAAGGCTGGTTCTGAGATCTGGATCACGTTCAACCCGGACATGGAGACGGACGAGACCTATCAGCGGTTTGTCGTCCATGCCTCACCAGGTGCGTTCGTCACGCAGATGAACTGGAAGGACAACCCATGGTTCGGGCCGGAGCTTGAGATGGAGCGGCAGGACACGCTGAGGCGCGACCCTGACAACTATCCCAACATCTGGGATGGTGCTCCTAAGCGGGTGTCCGAGGGTGCGATCTACCGTCACGAGATCGAGCGGCTGTATGAAGAGAAGCGGGTTCGGCTTGTTCCGTATGACCCGCTGCTGAAGGTTCATACAGTGTGGGATCTTGGATGGAACGATGCCATGTCCATCGGGATGGTGCAGCGTCAGGGGTCTGAGGTTCGCTTCATCGACCACTTGAAGAACAGTCACCGCACCTTGGATTGGTACGTTGCCGAGCTGGAGAAGAAGCCCTACAGGTGGGGAACGGACTACATCCCTCACGATGGCCGGGCCAGGAACATGCAGACCGGCAAGAGCACCGAGGAAGCGTTGCAGGCGATGAAGCGCAATGTTGTGGTTCTTCCCTTGCTAGACGTAGAGGAGGGGATCAAAGCGGCTCGCCTGCTGTTCCCCCGGGTGTACTTCGACGAGGACAAGTGCCCTGAACTGCTGGAGAGCCTAAAGCGGTATCAGCGGTCAATCAACGAGAAGACGCGCGAGCCAGGTGCTCCGCTGCACGACCAGTACAGCCACGATGCGGACATGTTCCGCTATGTCGGGATGGCTGTGGATCAGATGAGTAACGACGATTGGGGTGGTTCGCTGAAGTACCCCAAACTGAACAACGGCTAAACCATGACCGTCCTACACCAACTAGTCAGAGATGAGATCGACCGTCGCAGAGAGCTTGTGACCGAGGCTGATCTGAGGCTGGCTGATGCAAAGACGCAGCTTGAAGAAGCGCGGGTGAACGCCAAGCGTGCGCATGACGAATTCGATTACCTGAAAGCCTGGCTGGCGGCTGAAACTGCTTCGCCTGACTGGGCCTCCTAACTGAAAAGGCATCGCTGAGAAGCGACCCGAACAATGAGCAAACCCAAACGTCTCAATGACGATGAACTGAAGGCCCTCGTAAGCCGAGAGCTTCGTGCGTCTGTCGCCTATGACGGCGGGAAGCTCGCAGACCAGCGTCGGCGCGCGTTTCAGTACTTCATGGGCGAGGCTGTTGGTGATCTCGCACCTCCCGAGGTGGATGGCCGCTCTAAGGCTGTGTCCACTGATGTACGGAACACCATCCTGTCAATGATGCCGCAGCTCGTGGCCAAGTTCGTCGGTGGTGAGAATGCGGTGGAGTTCGAGGCTGCCAAGCAGGGTGACGAGCAGAAGGCGCAGGATGCGACCAACTACATCAACTACCTGTTCCTGAAGCAGAACGATGGCTATGAGATCGCGTCTACGTGGATCTTTGACGCCCTGCTGCAGAAGAACGGCATCGCTAAAGTCTGGTGGGACACCCGTGCTGAAGAGAAGCGGGAAGAGTATCGCGGTCTGACCGAGGTTGAGCTGGCCCAAGTCCTCGAAGATGACGAGGTCGAGCCGATCGAGCAGGCCACGTACCCTGACGAAGAGGACGCAAAGGCTCGTGCTCAGGCGCTGGAGCAGATGAATGCTCAGCTTCAGCAGGCCGTGCAAGCCGCTCAGCAGGGCAACAAGCAAGCGATGCAGGCTGTGCAGCAGATGCAGCAGCAGATCGCCCAGATGGAGGCTCAGCCTCCTGCCATGCTGTATGACGTGGCGTTCAAGCGCACCATGAAGGATGGGCGCCTGATGGTCGAGAACGTTCCTCCCGAGGAGTTCAAGATCTCGCGCAAGGCCAAGAGCATCAAAACTGCTTCCTTCTGCGCTCACATGGTCCCTCGCACCATGTCTGAACTGCGGTCGATGGGTTACAAGAATGTGGACGACATCGGCACGACCGATGACACGGGCGCTTCGATGAACATGGAGCGCATGGAGCGCTTCGCCATCGATGACGAGATGTCCTACGTCTCCGACAACCAGTCAGGGGATGAATCTCAACGTATCGTCTGGGTGAGCGAGTGCTATATCCGCTGTGACCGGGATGGCGACGGGATCGCTGAGCTTCGGAAGGTCGTTGTTGCTGGCAATCAGCTACTGGACGACGAAGAGGTCGATTGCGCTCCGTTCGTGAGCGTGTGCGCTGTGCCCATGCCGCACAAGTTCTACGGGCTGTC